AACCTTTAATGTAGTATTAGCACCTGCACTAGCTTGAATAGAATCACTAGTCTCTAATACTAATTTACCATCTAAAGGAATATAAGCATCTGCTACCGGAACACTTGCTCCTTTAATTATTTCTGTAGTAGTAGAACTTCTTATATGAGACATAGTAATAGTAGTAGAAGACGCACCATAATTGGTTACGTGAGCATACAAAATAATCCCAGTATAACCAGTTGGTGCAGTATAAACTGTTTGATCACTAGTAGTAAGGACCTTTGTATATGTTTTAAATCTATTAAGTGCGAGTGCCATATTAACTGAGTGCTAGGATAAACGGTGTCATTTCTGAGAATAAACTTTTGCTGAAAGATCTTCCACTAATTGTACCAGTTTCTTGATTAATCTGTAAATCATCACCTATTCTAAAGTTGCCTGCTTGGTCCGTACTGGTATAAAGGACCTTTCCACCATCTTCAGTAACAACTTCATTTGCTTGAGTGGTAACACCACCCCTTTTAGGAGTAGCTTCAGTAATAAGATTACCCGCACCAACATATTCAAATGTATGTGAACTAGCAACAATTCTACTTCCTTGAGAGAAGTATGCTGTAGACCCAACACCAACAGTGTTAAGTAAATTAGATTGAAGTGTTAATGTAGAAATTCCAGATGTAACAGGAGTTGAACTATTTATTGTATAGTAGATTGGCTGAATAGCTGCTGTAGCAGTAGCACCTGATCCACCTCCACCACTAATAGTAACACTAGGAGCAGAAGTATATTGATTGCCACTACTAATAATAGTAATCGAAGAAACAGCATCACCACTTAAAGTAGCATATGCTGTACAAGTCTCTCCTGTAGGACCTGTAGGATCGGCAATAGTAACAGTTGGAGTCAAAGTATATCCACTTCCTCCATCAGTTACAGAAATGGTCTCAACGGTGTTATAGAGAGTGTCAAAATAAACAAGCTGTCCATCATAAGGTCTATCTACATCTATACTTACTGTACCACCAGAAACATATTGGTGAGAAACTGTAGATACACCAACATTAATCGAAAAACTGGTTGTAGAAGGAATTGATTCAACCTCAAAAATATGTGGCATCCTATATGGATATGTCTTAGTACCATAAGTACATGTCATTCCCACACCAGCTACAGTAACGCCCATTCCAACAAGAAAATCATGAGCAGAACTAGTAGTTACGGTAGCAATACCACTTATATGATCATAAACAAATCCTGAGATATTTTTCTCAGGAGTAGATACATTAACTTTTACATTTGCTTGAGATACAGCAGCAGATGCTGTAACTACACCAGTATATTGTAAATCACTAGTTCCGCGAGCAACTAACCCATAAGTACCAAAACTACAATTACTATTTGCTATATCTGCTTGAGCACCCTTATCACAAGTAACTGCTTCATTACAACAAATAGTGAAGAGAGAAACTAACTGAGCAAATCCACCATTAGTAACAGCAACTCCAACACCACCTTGATTATATTGAGTGAAAGCATCTACATTCATTGCTTTCAATAATTGAGCTTGATCACCATCAATATAAATTCCAGTTCCTGTGGTAGTATCACTTGTACAATTTTGAATATATGGACCTTTCCATTTTCCTCCACCCACATTTTCTGCTATATCATCTCCAGTAGGAAAAGCAACAGCAGCAGCAGGAGCAAGGTGACCTTTGAAAGTCATATTTGCTAACTTATCACCCTTTCTTACATGGAAAATATCACTAGTAGATGTATTACCACTTACTTCAACTGTTCTCTGGTCATCACCAACAATAGATATAAAAGCAGGAACTTCAATAGGATTAGTTTCTATATATTTTCCAGACAAAACTTTAACAGTAGTTCCTGATGAAGCAGCACCAACTGCCGCTTTAATAGTTAAAAATGCATTATCAATTGAAGTACCATTATTAGTATCTTGACCATCTTTTGCGACATATAAAACATTAGGTGCAGAGTTAATGCCAGACGCAGTAGCATTAATGGTTACACCAGCACCAATAGTAACGGATGAATTGGTAATCTTAACAGTATCTTCACTACCAATTAAAATCTCTTCATTATCACCATCAATAACAACAGATCCTGTACCAATAGTTAATATTCCAATTACCCTTGCATTACCATTAACTACTAAATCTTCTGGCCAGGTAGTTCCTGCCCCAACTTGCATTCTGGCAGCAGTTGCAACACCAGATATATTCCAGTTACGTGCAGTTGCTTCATCATATTCAATATCACCAGAAACACCTAACTTACCACCAACCCATAAAGCATATCCTGCTTTTGCAGATGTGGAGTTTATACCAACACTCTTAGTAGTATGAATTCCAACAGCATCTACTCCCCATGTTCCACCTGCACCAACACCTGTGCCAGCATCCCATTTACTAGTTGAGGCATTCCATACTATAGTATTACCATTTTCCAATCCAGCAAGATTAACATCATCAAGATCTTTAAGAAATCCTGCACCACCGCCACCAATAGTATATAATTGCTGCTCAACCCTATTAACAAATAATCTATAGTTTGCTGCTAAATCTTCTAAAGTAGCAAATTTTTTATCAGTTGGAGTAAGAGGATCATTTCCTTGCTTAAGTGCTGGATCAGGAGTTAAAGGACGGTCATTATACACCTCCTTTAACTCTTGCTGAGTTTCTTTTAATTCACCAACAATCTTATATAATTCAGCAATATTAACTCCTTGATCCTCTCTCTTTTTGTCTAGAGTATATAAATCTTTTTCTAAACCTTTAATCGGATCATCATAATCTTTTGGTTTTGGAAGATTTGCAATTTCTTCTTTCAACCCTTCAAAATAGGATATAAGATTATTATTAGATTTATCCTGTTCCTCTTTAGTTTCAAGTAATTGCTTATCAATATTTTGACTTAACTTATTATATTGACTTAATATCTGCTTCTTTAATTTCCTATCATCATCCTTATATCCCTTTTTAGCATCATATATCCCAAGAGCAGCTTCTCTTAGTTCTTTATATATTTTATCCTTTGTTTCTTTTAAATTGGTAGTTACTTTTTCAAATTCAAGTTTATTTTCAAAATCTTTTACATCAAGATTTTCAGCAATCTCTTTAACTTCTTGATCGATTCTATCTCTAATAGATCTTATATTATCATCAACTTTAACAAAATCATCATCAATTACACTAAAGGTTTTTCCAATCCACGAAAAATCAGGAACTTCATTTACTTCATTAACCCATTTAGGGAAAGTAGGAATCTCTGCCTTAACTTTATCAATTTGCTCACATATTGCTTCTATTTCTTTATCATAATATTTTACTTCAGGAAGATTAACCACCTCTTGACGAAGTAAATCAATCCTATCTTCAATATTAGTTACTTGTTCATCATAATATTTTACTTCAGGAAGATCCTTTATTTCTTCTCTTACCTGATCAATCTGTTCACATATTGCTTCTACTTCATTATCATAATACCTTATTTCAGGTATTTCAGGTATTCCTTCCTTAACCTGCTCAATATATGCAGAAATCTTTTCCAGTTCCTCATCATAATACTTAATTTCAGGAATCTCTGGAATATCCCTTCTTACTGCATTAATTAAGTGCAGTATTTCTGTAAGATCTCCTGTTGTTTCTTCTAATACTACAGGTTCTTCTATTGTCTCTTCTACAATATCTTCTTCTTCCTTCTCAATGAACTCATCAATAGAGGGTAAATTCTCTTCTGTTATAACCTCATCGACTTGTGGTAACTCCTCATAGAAGTCATCTATCGACGGTAATTGTTCCGACATATTATGAGTAACTTAGGTACTTTGGGATTTCTCTCCACCCTATTATTTAGAAGTATCCTTTAGTCCACTCTTTAATAGTTTTTGTAGTTCTGCTGTTGACCCAACAAAAAGTGCATTATTAACAGTACTTGGACCTTTTTGTTTTGTCTCTTCTTCTACATCTTTTAGTTTTTTCTGAAGATCCATCAACTTATCAGTTGCATCAGAAACACTCTTAATTAACTGACCAGCAACTTCATATGCTCTAGGCATTTCACTTTCTTGAGCAAGTTCAAGAATACCATTAATTGCTTCTTGTCCTTTCTCTATTATACTATAAAGATTACCTCTTGTATATTCATAATCTTTAGTAATATCATCCTGAGTTAATCTAGGTGGTTTTTGTATTCCAACTGGTTCTTTAACTTCCCCCTCATCTACTGTAATTTCAGTAGGAGAAATGTTAAAGGTATCATCTAAATTTTTTGTCATTTTCATGTAATGGTTCCACTAAATCCAAAATCATCTCCCTCTTCAACCATAGCATTATCTAAAGTATTAATACTCTTAATTGCTGCACCTTTTAAGTGATCTGCAATTGTAGTTCCATCTTGTCCTCTATCAACTGTGACTTTATTGCCAGTCTTAGATTTAACTCTCATTTCTTCCCCATCAATATCAATATAAACATTATTCAATCCACTAACTTCAATATTAGTAGCGTCATCAACTGTAAATACTGTTGGAACACGTTTACCATCTTCAGTAATAAGATCTTCAGACAACTGAGTGACTACACTATCATTATAATCTTTAAGTGCTCTTGGCTCAACTGAATATGTAATATCTCTAGTAGTAGATCTACTATCTCCAGATATGTAAGAAACACTGGACTTCTTGATGATATCTGTAACAGCACTGGAAACAGGACCAAACAGATAAGTTTTTGCAGTAAATCTTAGAGTATAATAAAGAACTCTTCTTGTATCAAAATTTCCTTCATAATCATCCTGCATTGTTATATTTTCAAGAATGACAGGAACATCTCTTTTCTCTTTAATAGAATCAACCAAATTAACTGTTACATTAAAAGATGGTTGAAAGTATGGTAAAATTTGTTCAACGATTTGTAGAGCATCATCATTTAATTTTGCCATAATAGCAAGTTCAAATTGCATATTATAAGGAACCGGCATATATGCCTTTTTTTCTGAAGGAGAATTAGAATTTGGATCCTGTACTACAAATTGCTGAGTTGTGCTTACTTTTCTAGATGGGTCATATGTCATTCCTGTAAACTCAAATGACATTCTTGGAAGAGTAATCGAAGTAGATTTATTTAAATCTGGGGATTGCTCTAATCTAGCCAAAAACTTTTGAGTGGGTCCATATGCCAAAGGAACCTTAGTAACACTTACAGTATTATCACTACTGTTAGTATGCTTAATATTAATATTATTGAAAAGAGTACCAAAAGATATAATGGTCCTTCTCAATATTTCGTTATAGAAATAGTCAAACATTTTTTAGATTCCTCTTATATTATATTTATGGATTACCGAATGGATTACCTTCTGTGAAATCCAAAATAGTATCTGCTACTGTTTCTATAGTCTTATTATCAGCAAATCCATCATCAAGAGGATCTGTATCAAGAAGTCTTAATTTATGAGAAGCGCCAGAAGATTTACCAACTATATATTCTCCAAGAGCAAATGTTCCAGCAACAGTACCAACTTCTAATGTATTTGTAGTAGAATTCCAAGTTTTTACTCTTGCAGTTGTTCCACTTGTTTGACCCTCAACTATCTCATTAAAGATAAAGTTACCAGTAGAATCCATTGAAGGATCGGAGAGAGTAACAGTTGGGGTTAGTATATATCCATGACCAGCATCACTTATCCATATTCCAGCAACTGATCCTCCAGAAGTAATTGTAGAAATACCTGTAGCAGTATGTATTCCAGCTGCAATATCTACATAGTTCTTATCTCCTTCAGTGTTAGAAATAGATACTGTTGGTGGTTCTAAATATCCACCTCCACCATAGGTAATACCAATACCTGTAACAATACCGCACTTATCAATACCAAATTCAAATGCTGATGTTGCGATACCAACATTAGATGAAGTAGAAGACATGTAAATGGTGCTTACCCCAATCTGAGATACATATGTATCAGATTCAATAAAGTTAACAAGAGGATTATCATACTCACTAGCCAATCTAATCCTATCACCAACAAGAATATTAGTAGTAGTAATTCCTGTAATGATGGTAGACCCAATACCCAATGTTCCTGAAGTCTCAATAGAATTATATCTTATTGTAGTAAATCCTAGTGCTCTAAACTCTTCTGATCCTCCAGCAGGTGCAGATATTGTAACAGTTGGAGCAGCATCATATCCATAACCACTAGTTGCTACAGAAACAGCATCAACTTGACCATCTGCATCAATTGTAGCAGTTCCTGTTGCTCTATATTGAGAAGTAGCACCAGAGAATGTAATAGATGGTGCAACAGTATATCCAAGTCCTATAGTAGCACCAGTTCCAACACACCAAGGATCTGTTGTTGAGTTAAATCCAACCGCAGTAACAATACCAGTTATAGGATGAATAGTAGCAATACCAACAGAAACTACTAATGGAGCAAGTTGTGTACCAGAAGTAGATATTGCAACTGTTGGTGCTGTAGTATATGATCTACCAGTAGTAGTAAATGCTACAGAACCAGGATCTATAGAAGAACCTGCTAAACCAACTGTTGCAACAGCACCAAATGATCCAGTAGGAGCAGAGAAGGTGACTGTAGGAGCACTTGTATAGAATCTTCCGCCGGTATTAATAGCAACACTTTCTACAGTACCACCTGTTAATGCCCAACTATCTAACGTTGCAGTTGCTGTGGCAATGTTTCCAGAACCTGTTGGAAGACTAAATGTTATCGTAGGTGCCTTTTTATAGAATACACCACCTGTTGTTCCACCTGGGAATAGATAAGAAGAAGAACCAATACTAATAACAGCAGAAGTAATACTTACTCCACCACCAACCATAGGAGTATCTAAAATAGCAGTAGCAGCAGCACCAACGTGTGTTGGAGTAGAGAATGTAACTGTAGGTGCTACAACATATCCAGAACCAGATCCACTTACAGTTACAACTCCAACACCACCAGTGGTTCCAATACCAGCAGATGCTATTGCCCCACTACCTTTTCCTCCAGTAATAGTAACATAAGGAGCAACTGTATATCCTGCACCAGAATTTACCAAATTGATTGCTTGAACTGATTTTTGGTTGGAATTTATATTTAAATTACAATACTGTATTCCACCAATCATACTTGCAGTAGGTATACCAGTAATCCCTCCTGAAGGAGCTGAAGATACACCTACAGTAGGAATACTAGTATATCCTCCTCCACGATTTGATAAAGAAATTGATCTAATATATCCATCAACAATATTTGTTAGAGCAGTTGCTGTTACTCCTGTTCCAACAAGAGTAAGTGTTTGAGTAGAACCTAAAATAGTTGAAATACTATCATCTACACCGGCAGTTCCATCAGAATTATCTCCTGTCAACTCATCATCAATTTCTTCTACTCCAGTATCAATAACTTCATCTTCATAGCGGAAGAGTTCACATCGTAAAGTATACGTATAATTTTTTTGAAGTTGATAAAATGGTTTTTCATGCTCTACATATTTAATTTCAAATAAACGATCTCCTAATGGGAAATATACTATATCTCCTTCTTTAGGACGACTAGTAAGTTTTACATTAGATTCATTCTCCATTAAAGGTTGGATATATGTTTCCCACCTTTCTCTTGAAACTACTAATGTTATTTCATTCTGTGCTTCAATACCAAACTTTGATAAAAGAACTGGATTTTCTGCATATCCATCATAATTATCAATATATGCTTCTAATGGATATGCATCATCAAATTTTGATTCAATAACTTCCCTTATGACTGTATTTTCAGTCATATATTTTCTAGGTAAATAATAAATCTCAACACCATACATTCTCAACTGTTCGTTGATTAAATCTTGAACTAAATTCTGTTCAGATCTCGCCCCTTGTTGAAAATATGGATTAAGCATAAAATTAACCTATCATATCTAGAGGAGGTAACTCATAAGTACTAGACATTCTTTCTCTAATAACATCTAATTCTTTTTGAGCATCATCATATATCTGTCTTCCATTTAATTCAACACCACCTGGAAGTTTTACCCCTTGGAATTTTAATAGGTTTTGTCCCCATTGCCTCTTAATTAAAGCAGTCGCATATGGTTTTAAGAATGAATCGTTCCAAACTCTAGCAAAATCATTGGGATCTAGAGCTCTAAAGCAATCCATGATTATCCAATCACCAACAGTCAGACTTCCCCAATCAATATCAAGATATAATCTATCCATTCTTTGATTAAATCTTATTTGCTTCTCTGTAGTTAATAAGAAATCAATATCTTCCAAATATGTCTTAAGCATTGAATAAGTTAAAAGTTCAGTGCTTCCCCAATAATAGATATCATTTAAAAATAACTGATACTTAACACTAAACATATTATTAGTGATAGTATTAGAACCATCAAAATGAAATATTTTAGTTACCCCAATAATAGCTGGTGGAACCTGTAAATAATTACTAGTTTCTTCCCATTTAAAATCTACTGCATTTCCATCAGTTCCTATACCTGAAGATGCTGGTGCAGTTGCTGTGGTTGTAACTATTCCTACACTACTTTGATATGGTGCTCTACCCCTATCAATATCATCTTGTGTTATTTGATATTTAAGATACATCTGAGAGACACCATCAAAATGTCTCTCCTGAAAATATTGAATAGCATCGTCTAATAAATCAGATATTTGCTCTTCTGCAACATTAATTTCTAATACGGGAGCACCCAACTGTCTCTTACAGTAATCTATTAATTCTTGTCTACTTGCTGGTTGTGCCATTTATACTATTACCCCGTGTAATATTTAGGAAACTCTTTAAGAAGGTTGAGCACTAATCTGTTGATATACAAGAACATTACCATTTATCATATTATAAACTGTTGTTCCTGAACTTACCAAAACATTATATACATATCTTCCTTCAGCAAGACTAGTAGTTCCGGTAGATGGTAAGGTTAATTGAAACTTTCCATCTGCTGCACTAGTAAATCCAACAACAAATGTAGCATCAGCAACCGTTGTTGCACCAACTCCAACACTCTTTACCATTTCAGATTTTGCAGTCCAACCCACACCCGAAAAATCATATGCAGCATTAGAAGTATCAACTATATTAAAATCAGCTTTAAATGTAGCTCCTCCATAAATGGTTAAATTTGAACCATATGGAACACCAGAAGTTGGATCAAATGTTATCTTTTTAGTTGCCATTGACTAACTCTTTAAGTAAGGATTTAATTTCATTAATTTCACCTCTTAATTCATTTAAATCTTCCTCAATAGTATCTACCACTTTATTTTTTTGATTTTTTGCCTTACGCATGGCAATATATCTCATATAATCTAAACTATTTACATTAACTATTGCATTGGTTTCAGGATCTCTTGCGAGATCCTTATTACCATCTATTTTATAAGTATCCATATTAAGCTAATGCGATAACTCTCAAATCTTTCATTTGAGGAACATAAACCTGATTTGTAGAAGTAAATAAAATCTTAATTTGATAAGACCTAAAAGAAGGTAAATTATCTGCAGTAAAAGTATACTCTTTAAAGTCTACATTATTAGCAGTAAATCCAACTTCATTAGATGGAGAAATAAAGACATCAGATTCACCATTACTATTTTCTTTGGAGATTATTTGTCCCCTACCATTAAGGTTACTATATCCTGGGAAAGGAATAAAGATTGGATCAAACCCGGATACATCACCTATAGCATAGAACGCTCTAATATCACAATTAACATTAATGTGAGCATCTACAAATATCTTAAGAGAAGTAGCAGATTGTTGTAATTTAATCTGCTTCGATAGATATTTAAATGCTGTTGGATCACTATCAATACCATTTACTCTATTATCTGTTGCATAATCTGAAATTACATCATTAACCCTATTTGTAGTAAGAATAGCAGCTACTCTTTGTCCATCAACTACTGGACTTATTCTATTATCCACTGATCCAAAGACCAATCTCATATTCAATGATTTGTTCCCTTCAAATTCACTCATATTAGCTTCTTCATTAACTTTAGAAGCTATCATTCTGGGAGTATCAAAATAATGTGTCCCATTTATATTAAAGGTCTCAAATCCTGCATCAACAAATGGAATTTCATTCCCACTAATACTACTGTTAGTAACAGTTCTTACTTCTCCAGTAATAGAAGTTCCATTGGTTGTTACATTTTGAACAATTGGAGTAAGAAGTTCAAAAGGCATATTTTGAGTTGCTTTTGTCTTATACCCACCAGTAGATTTAGTTTCATTTAAATATAAAGCTGGATATCCAGTATCATTACTCCTATCATCATTAGCAGCATTAAATTTCGTAGACATATCCACTTTAATATGATACGAATCAAGAGTAATAGGATCAGAAACTGTAGCATCTGCTAATGTATGAGTCGCATTAATTCTCTTCAAATTAACTCCACAAAGTTCATACTTATAAACAGGTGTTCCTACAGGATAATTAGCTTTGTTAGATCCTCTAGTAATACCACCAATAGTATTACCAGATACATTTGTGTATTCAATAATTTCATCTTCAATACGAAGGAATCCAGTATTAGTAGTTCCAATACCAACATTCTCAAAAGTTGAGAATATAGATCCATCCTGAACAGGTATTCCTCCAACAGATCCAACTTCATAAGCAGAAGTGAGTATTGTTGGTTTAATGTCTGACTTAACATCCATTATTTTAACAACATTCTTATCTGCATACATTCCATGATTCTTATGATTCACTTTAATATGCGTACCATCAGAATTCACTACAATAGAAGATATTTGAACATCTCCACCATTAACAGAGTTGAGTGAAGTTGTAACTCCACTAGAATTAATATACATCACAGTATTTGCAGATCCAACCACAAAATTACCCTGTACATTATCCAAAACTAATTCACTAGTATATCCAATACCAGCAACTGTCAATCTCATATTTTTACCAACAGAAGCAATTCCAATATTAGAGACTTCAAGAACATCACCAACCTGATAACCAGATCCTCCATTATTAATAGTAGCTCCAATAGCAATTCCATCACTAATAGTAATGTCTCCAGTTGCGTTTCTTCCATTACCCGTAAGAGTATTTAAAGTTACACCACTGAAACTAAAACTTCCTGTATTAGGAGTATATCCAATACCAGCATTAGAAATCGTTAAATCTCCAGTTGCTGTTCCGGCAGTTCCCACTAGGTTTGCAGTTGCATTAGTTTCTTGTTGGAAGAAAGTATTTCCAAATTCATATCCAGAATCTGCAACAGTAGTTCCTAAACCAACTCTTATCTTTCTTGCGATAGGAGTAAGAGAATTTGGCATAAGCAAAGGAATTTGCTTATTTCCTTCAGTAAGTTCTGGACTAAAGAAATCAACAGACCCTGATGGTAAAAACTCTGCTCTATAAAGAGTAAACTTAAGATCTTCCCACTGACTTGGCTCCCATGTAGAAGAATTTTGCGATTTAAATAATGATCCCAAATAAGGTTGATTTGTAACAAATGATTGTGTTATTAAATCATTTTCACCAACTCTTGAAATATAAACACTATAATCTGGAGATGCGGATTCTAGTGCTATTGCATATTCTTGATCTGCTTCAAGATAAACTGGTGCTGCAAATTGGAATGTAGTAGCAACAGATCCATCAGAAGAAAGTAGAACATCATCTGGTGATTTGACAACTTCTGAGAAAGGAAGAATCTTTTCTGTTGGAGTTCCATCCCGCATAGTTCTAATTTGGAACGTCACTGGCAAATTATTTTCATCTTTATCTCTAAAGAATACATCACATCTAGTTACAAATATGCCAGTATCCTCTTCAACCAAGAATGATTGTGCTATAGGATCACCCCAGTTTCTTGGCGGCGGTGGAGGAGGTGGTGGTGGTGGCGGCGGCGTCCAAAAAGTTACCGATACTACTTCTTGATCTACAGAAACCATACCAGTAGTTCTTTCAGCACCCCTAGATTCCTGCTGACCTCTAACTTCACGTTCAGCATTTCTAACAGAAATAATATTTTCCTGAACCGTTTCTAGAGTTCCTGAAGAAATATATTCCTCATCAGCAAGAGTAACAGCCTCATACCTATCATTATCTTCCTCACTAATCAAAGTAAACGTTTTAGTTCCAGCTTCAAACCTTGGGAAATTTCTACAATTTGGATCTGGGTTCCAATAACTTCCAATAAGACCTGCTGCCATATCAGAAATAAGACGAATTTGTGTGACATAAGCAGTTGCTCCACTTGTTTGTCCAACCAATCTAAGACCTTCTTCAACCCATCCATAAAATCTTCCTACTGCCTCATCAGCAAGTGAATGTGTATCTACATTCAAAATAGTAGAAGTAGACGAGTATGTAGCAGGTAATAGTTGCGGACTATTATAAGGATTCTCAGGATAAACTACTGACGGAACATTATAAGGACCTTCTCTATGATTAGCTGCTGCTACTCTGAAATATATTTCAGAACAACGTGGTTCATGATCCGAATGATTACCAGTCATATCCATTCTACCATGTACAGTTTCTCCAACTTGGAAAGTACCAGATGTCATGGTAACTTCAAGAAGTTTTGGAACACAATACTTGGTTACATCTTCTCCATCAAAGAATGCATACATTCTTGTTAATGGCTTAATACGCTTACCATTAAATTCAATATTCCTAGATCTCATCCATGGAATAATTTCTCTACTTACTACTCTATCCCCTACAGATTCCCTATCAAATCTCTCTGAAATAACTAATTGAGTACCTTCTCTACTTTCAACTCCAGTATCAATGGTTTCTTCCATTGTATGTCTGGTAGTTGTAGTAACTAATGTTCCTCCCCTCCATACTTGAGTAACTCTATCCTCAGTTCCTCCAGATCTAGTCTCTGTACCAGTCCAGTTAATAGACCATGCATCCCAAACAATAGGTGCAAATCCTGTCTGAGCATCTACATCTTCTGTAGCTACTGCAAGTCTCATAGTTGCAGCATAATCACCCTCAACATCAATGATTTTAGCATCAAGTCTTACAGTATCTATCCAAGTATCTGATGCTGGGGTTAGATTAACAGTTCCCCGCCAGAAATTCATAATGAAAGGAGTTACACTTTCTGTTCTGGTTCCATAAACCTGCTTAACCCATTCTACATCAGCATAATCTAAAGTTAGAATATCATTTTCCTGTTTTCTTATATTAGTTCCAACAGTTGTATTTGCGATAGCTCCTATCTCACTACTAATGGAAATACCAGTAATTCCACCAATCTGAAGATCAATAGCGTTAGTATAATGCTTTGGTCTACAAGCAGCATTTCTTCTATCGATACTATTATTAATTTTATTACTAGTATCTTGAGATCCAAAAGTACTAAAGTTATCAACAAAGAATCCAGACTTATATCTGTTTATACCATCACTATCAGGAATAAAAATATTAGCAGTATTAAGTTCCAATAAAGATAGTGCAGTATAATACTCCAAATTTCTAAGTCTATCTTCAAGTTTTTTAATATCTTGCATTTGGAAGCGTTTATGCTCTAAGAACTTAATACGCGCATCATCAGGATTATACAAATATGGTGGAAGAGTAACTGTAGCTACTTCTATAGAATCATCAACTGGATTTGGATACTGTGGATTATCTGAAGGAACACCATATACTAACTGGAACCTTCCATTTTTTGTTAAGAAGATTCTATCAATTCTTCCTTGATAATATGAGAAATCAGCAATAATACTTTCATTTGATGCTAAAATATTAGTAGCAGAATTTCCACTTCCATCAAATTCTCTTCCTAAAAATTCAAGAGGAGATCTTACATTTTCAGCAACTGCATATTCAGAAACTCTTGGTCTAATATCAATAATATCACTAGTTCTTATTCCACCAATCTCCTGAATTTCAGTTCCATAATTATAAGTTTCATATGAATTTACTGTAGTAACATCACCTTCATCAGTTGAATCATAATAACCATTTTCAAAATAAACCTTTAATCTCTTAGTAGGAGATTGTGCATCAGCTTTTCTTTTAATTGTTCCATAATTATAGAAAGATTCTTTTTGTCCAGAAGTAAAAGTATAACTAGGACTTATATCAAAACTTCCAGCACCTAAAGTACTAACTATTGCACTTACTCCAGATTCTTGGAATATTACAGTTTCTCCTTCTTTAAAGAAGAAATCATTTTCCTCAATATATGCAATTTGAGCATCAGTTAATTTTTCAGCACAAATTGCTACTGCTCCACTTGTCTGACCTATTAAAAGTTCTCCAACTATCAGTTCAGCAGTTGTATTGGTATCACTTATAATCGAAGTTAGAATTATTGTAGGTGCTAATGGATTTGAGATATTTGCAGATTCATAAATTGCATGAATTTTAATAATATCAGGATTATTTAATGATATAATTTTATCCTGAACTCTTGTACCATAAGGATAATTTCCACTACCATAATCTAATCCATCATTTGTAGTAGTAGTGCCAATACCAGAATTTGAATTTTTTGATTTATCAATTATAATAGAATTAACTCTATTTTTTATTTTTTTCTTTGCTTTTGGCTTTATTTTCCTTAATGTTGCAACCAATGTTGCTCCAGTATCATTAGATCCTAAATTCCGAATAGATAATTCTGTTGCAGTAGCATTAAAGGTAAATTTATCAGCAGTTAATTCTTCTGTAGTTCCATCAGATCTTATTAAGGAATATCTCTCTTCATCATAAGTTAAAAATGTCTCATTAATTCCAGCTACTGGTTTAGTTCCAGACGCTATCTCATTTGATGTTATATTAACAGTATAAACCTTTCTAATAGTAATAGTTGACTTATCTAAATCTACATTAGAAACATTTGGTTTTGGAAGTTGTGTAAATAATGAATTATCTGTAGATCTACTCAAAGGAGAAGATAATACTTTAAAATCTGTAGGTAAAATTGGTGCCGAACCATACGTAGGAAGAGCACCTTGTGAAATTCCAGTTACTGTGGTAATTCCTGCAATATTAATATAAGAAGATGCTATATCATCTCCAGATCCAACAAAAGTAACTCTGGCTCTAACAGGTTCTTCATAAGTACTATCAGTATACTGAACCAAATCTCCTACTTTTATACTCCTCTCGCCCGATAAACTTACATTCAATCCCGTAGAAGAATTATATAGATTAGAACCTCTTACAGTACTTATACCTCCAGCATGAGTAGTAGTTATACCTGTTATCGATACTATTCCGACATTAAATTTGGTTGATTGAATTACATCTGCACTAAAAGTATTAATCCCTACAACACCATCATCTGTAGCAAAAATCGATTTTACATCAGAAAGAGATTCATTATTAACTGCTAGTGCAATTCTTCCATTTTCAATTCCATTAAAAATTAATTCTTCATTCTTAATAAATTCTCCAGTTGTTTCATATACAGTTACAGCTGTTCCAGCAGAAACTGCATGTCTAATGAATCCTGTTGCACCACTATTTTTTCCTTCAATAAAAGTAGGAACAGAAAGTGTATGTGCGTGATTTAAAGTAAGTGTAGTATATTTCTGAACATCATATAAAGAAATTCCCCACTCATTTATATTATCATTTGTAGAACTATAAGATCCAGATTTTAATCTATAATCATATACTCTAGCAAGTCCAATTTCATTTCCAGGAGCTACTTCTTGATCATCTCCAACTCTTTCATCTCTTAAACTTACATAATAAGTATTACCAATTCCTATTGTAGGAGTTCTATAATTTCTATTTAAATCTAAAGTTAATCCAGTATTGTATATAAAGTATTGATCTTTTAAAAGTTTAGTTGATCTAGGTTTATCCGCATCAATCCAAGTAGTATTGATAGTTTCTACTTCATATCCCTTAACATATGCTTTTCCGGGAGAAATTTTATATAATGCTAAATCATCAGATGGAACAGATCCACCATATGTAAATTGATCAGCCTGAAAAACTCCTTGATTTCCTATATTATTATTTAAAGAATCTCTTACAAATACGTTAAAAGGTTTTACATAATAATTACCACTCTCATCATAAGTTCTTCTTGCAAGAGTATCTACAACATCATAATCAAAAGATCCTTCTCCAAAACCTTTTCTATTAACTGCCCTTAAAGCACCATCAACAACAGTTGCTAATTCAATAAAATTATTATCATCTAAATCAGTAAGACTCTTCTTAAATAATGATACTGAAACTTTTAATCTATCTGCCCCAGGTGCAGCATAGTTATTAAATCCTTGCGAATTATCATTTAAAGTTTCGTCTTGGTCTGCAGTAATTATTTGTTCATCTACATAAAAACCAATTCTATAAGAAGGTAGCCATCCATATTGATCAAGAATAAGAGTTTCTTTATTTACTAAAACAAATTTTCCCCTAACAAAATAAACACCATCTCCAATTTGAAACGAAGATCCAACAATTGCAGCATCTGTAGCAATAGTTGTTGCAAAAGGTGCTCCTGCTTTAATTGTAGTATTACTCAATAATCCAGAAATAATATCTGAATTAGATGTCAATTCTTCTGCATCTGAAAACGTCTCTGTAAGATTATCAGAAGTACTAGAAGATACATAATTACAATAAAGAGTTAAAGTATCTCTTTCAGAATCTTCAGGAAGTAAAACTTCACCAACAATCGCTGCTACTCCAGATGTTAAACCAGTAATTTTTGCCCCAATTAACTGGTCTACATAAGCAGAAACTGGTACTCCTTTAAAATCATTATTTAATTGAATACCAGTATATCTTTGAGTATATCCTGTATTACCAGGAATTACTTTAGCACCTTCCTTGAAAAAATGCTGACCAAACTTTTCAATCTCATTTTGTAATATTGATTGTAAATTATTTAATTCTCTAGCTTGTATTGGGTAACCAGGTTTAAACAAAACCTGATGATAATCACTTTCGGCATCAAAGTCGTCAAAATATGGAGCTACATTTAGATTAGTTTGCTGGGGCATGATTTTTTAGAACTGCAAAACAACTTTAATATCTTCTTTTTGATTCGATGATCTGACAATAGATGGTCTATTATCAACATAAATTATATTTCCAGAATGTCTTTTAACCTCTGGATTGGCAATACCATTGGAAAAATCTTGACCAAGGTAATATGTCCTATTATTTATTACAGTAGATAGACCTGTAAATGAGGTATTTATTGCCAAATTTGAACCAGTTGATGGAACAATAGTAATACTACCAGTTCCTAAAGGATAAGCAGTAAATTCTTGTATTTCAAACCCATATGTGGGATTTGTTATTGCAGTTCCAACTGTAGTAAATCCAGCCATTGACCTATCTTGCCAATACTTTAATACACCTGTATTTTGATCATAACTAATAACCCTACCAACAGCAGTTGCTCCAGTTGCAACAGTTTGTGTAAAAGTCGAATCTGCTGCAAAAGTAGCTGAACTATATCCAGCTCCAGTCAATCTAAGTGCTCCAACAGCACTAGCTTTATCTTTAGATAAAATTTCAGTAGAACCATATGCTTTTGGATTTTCTACAACACCAACTCTTGCAAATTGGTTTCCAGTTATAAAATCTGGATTTTCGTTATCATTCTCAATTCTAGAATATAAAAGAACATTATATGCTCCAAGTTCCCTATAAATGTCTGCACCATGTCCACCTTCAGGAGAGATAATAACATCAAAAGTAGGAAGTGTAGTTCCTAGTGGAACTCCTCCAGCAACCAAATCAACACTACCATAAGTATAGTTAGATCCTTGATTAGAAATAGTTATTGAATCAACTTTAGAATCATTATTAACTACAATAGTTGCTTCTGCTCCACTACCATCACCTTTGATAGGCACTTGAGTATAAGTTCTATTAGCAGTACCAATACCAACACCACGATGAGTAATAATTATTGTTTTAATAGATCCATCTATAGCATTTAACCTTACTGCAGAATCATCAGTATTAGTTTCCCAATCTTGAGGAACTGGCATAAAATCAATAGAATCAAATTTTGTAACCTCTGAAGGTTTAATAGTATAAAGATATTTCCAGATATAACCATCACCACTACTACCAGCAGATCTTGGTTCTAAATCTGTAAAAGTTGGTTCATCTAAAGAAGGTCTTCCATTAGGATTCTCTGGATCAGTACCATTCTGCAAACATTCATAAACTCTATAATCGCTATTAAGAACATAATATGAAGCATTATACAAATTAGTTGCTCCCGAAACTGGAGCTACATTGGAAATAGTATAATCATTCTTATAATAATCATACGTAATTCCAGATGACCATATTCGTTTAGTAATTACTTGTCTAACATCTGTAGAATTAAGTTTCTTCATTGCAATCATAGTATCCCAATATTCATTCTCATCATTGAATGAATCTTTAGGAGAAGGAGGACTAACATCCCAATTTGATTGAAAATCTGTAGGATTTGGCAATCCAATAAAGGTATAATAGGAATTATTGGAAGTTTGTACTCCCGCAAGAAAATTCTTTGCGTTTAATATCCTAATTTGATCAGTTATAATGGCAGCCATTTTTTGGAACTTTTTATTTATTTATTAAAGATTTACGAAGTCTTAGTGACAACGCTAGTTACCCTTGGATATTTTACACCATTGGTTGATGAAACTCTATTTCCATGATTGTCATGAGGGAATAAAGTTCCACTTTGAGGTCTTTTATAAAGATAACTTACATATCTATTATTACTATCACCTAGGGCTTCATATGGACTAGTAACAACAGTACCTGTAGTTCCAACCTGAGATTTAGATGATTCTATTAAAAACTGAAGAGCTTCAGATTGTGTCATATTTGGCCATTGCTCTGCAATACATGCAAGTAGTCCAGTAATTTGCGGACTTGACATACTTGTACCGCTAACAGATGCATTATAATAGCTGGAATCTCGTGGATCCTGCTGTTGATTATTATATCCAGAAGAACTGTTTTTTACAGATGACATAATATTAGAACCAGGAGCCCATATATCAACCCTCTCTGAAAAATTACTAAAATCAGATTTATAATCAGCAGTATCAACTCCTAAGGATCCAACACAAATAACATTATCTGCAGATCCAGGACTTGCTCCTTTCCCTACATCATAAGTAGTACCAGATATAGTAAGTGTATTATTATAATCTGGACCACCACTAACATCCATGGGCCAATAACTATTACCTGCAGAAGCAACTACAATTACACCATCAGTAATAGCATCCTGAAGATCAGCATCAGTTGCTGCATTCCTTCCAGGTCTTTTATAGATAAATGTATTTCCTGGAACAGGAACTCTTTTTGATTCAAGTATAGTTTTTTTCTCTGCAGTCGTATTTCCTGTTAAATCAGTAGTGGTTCCTTGATAAGTTATACTAGTAGCATTAGAAAGGTCGCCTGAATTATAACCGCCACTCCATCCCCAACTATTATTCATTACTGTGGGATTTCTTCTACCAGTTGCAGCATTAATAGGTTTGTTCTTATGAAAATGCCTAACATAATCCCATAGTATATTAGTCCAATTACTTACACCATTTCCTCCACCAGCATCGCTCATAAATTCCATATTGTAAATAGTGGCATTTCTTGCCCATCCTTGAGTATTACCAGCAACAGTACCTGCTACATGAGTACCATGACTACCGCCATCTCCAGCATAACTATAATTTGCATTAGTACTATAACCTAATGCACTACTATACTGAAACCAATCAAATTCAACACTACGAAGATTTCCAGTTCCATCAGGATTTTCTCTAAATTCTGGATGGCTGAAATTAAGATGACTATCGCAAATAATAACATCTACATTATAACCAGAACTTGTAGTATTAACAGATCCAGTTATTTGAGAAGTTCCATTATCACCCCAACCTGCCGTTTGCTGAGCATCAATACATCTTTTTAAACCCCAATTTTTATCAGCAGCAGCATTGGGATCTTTATCCCAATCACCATCCTGTGCTGCATTCCAATATGGAGTTGGTTCTAATCCCAATTGTTCTGGTGTTAGTTCACATGCTAATACTCTAGCATCCCCTTTTATCTGCTGAGCTTCCTCATCTGTAAGCATATAGTGAGTATTACGACTAATAGTTCTCCTACAGCAGCAAGTCACCACCCTATCAGGGATAGTACTTGTTCCACCACTAGTTTCCATATCATTATAAAATTGATCAGATTCGTCAAAATCCTTAAGGGTAACGACATATTCCTTTTCCATTTATGCCTCCGCTTCTATTAGGGTTAAAGTTACTGTAATAGCACGAGCAGTAGAAGCTTCCTTATTGGTCACTTTAGCATAAACTGTTGTAGAAGGAGTTCCATCATTATTCCAACCAAAAACAGCAGGTGACATCAAAAATGTACTTGCTCCCACAGTTGTTGTTAAAACCTCTGCAATAACACCTGACCCTGGTGTAGGATCTGTTCCTTCTGCTCTACTAGCATCAGATGTTCTAGATGCAGAATCAACATAAAGTCTGACCCATGCAGGATGATCTATTGCTATTTTAAGCAAATTATATGCTTTAAATGCCGTTATTGATAAATCACCAGAAGCAGCAGCAGCAAGAGATGCAGTAGTACCACTCTTTGTAGTTCTTGATGCTAATGAACCACCTCCACCAGCAATAGTAATTGTTTTAGTTGCACCAGTACCAGAGGCAACAACACCAGATCCAACAAAATCAAGTGTTGTTGCTAAAGTTGATAATGCAGAACCTTCATCTTCAACTGT